TTAAAAAATTTGCACCGGGCGTTTTCTGTTGAGCGCCCATAGCCTCAGCCATTGCGTGCAATGACAATGGATGACCGCATAGCTACATCGAACCCACTCAATTTAACGAGCGTCGAGAAAGCCTTACCTTGTCAGTCGCTTCGAGCTTTGTCTGACAACACCATCTCGGGCCTTCCTCCGAACTCCAGAAAAACCGCCCCCTCTATAACGCTCACCATGCGACGATCTCCACTCAATTGATGCCAACGCAAAGGGGTCCCGCCTGCGCCGCCCCCCAAGCCCTCTCACTGACGCCAAAAGCACCTCACTGTTGCGGATGGTACGGAACTATGCCACCCGCAGTACAAAAACACCTGCCTTACACAGTTGGTGATCGATCTCACCCTGATTTGCCATATCCTTCAGGTGGTGATCAGAAAAAAGTGCTGAGTACAACTCCTCGTGCCGATATCAGCCAGTACCCGTCAAGAGAAAGTTCGCGACAAGGAACAGACCGCAGCCAATACAGTCAGGACTGGAGCTTTGACAGAGCTCAACGCAACGATGCCCTGTATGGCACTCTACGAGCCTTTTGCTAACGGTGACCCAACGGTGACCAAAATGATCAAACCGCAGAAACAACAAAGCCCGGTCGTTTCCGAACCGGGCTAAGTCATTGAAAAATATGGTCGGGACGGAGTGATTCGAACACTCTACCCCTAGCACCCCATGCACGCAGTACACCTGTAAGACCTTGTTAAGTAGCTGTTTTTATTGGCGCTCGCTGCAATCGACTGCCCACAAGAGCTTACAAGTGCGTGAGAGAGTCACGCAAATGTCACGCACCCTCCCCGGCGTCCTGCCGACGAACACCACTCCCCAAACCTGCACCACCTCGATTACTGTACGCACATACAGTCTTTGAGATTCACGCTATGAACGTAGACATGGACACCGATGATTGGCTCGGCTGCCCCACTCCGCTGGAGATGTACCAGCACCAATGCTCAATCCTCGTAGACGAGCTGGTGGAGACCGAGCGCATGCTGCGTCGAGCGCGGGCGAATATCGCCGGCCTGGTGCAGATGAATGATCTGCTGATGACGGGAAAGGCCGAGACAGAAGCAAAGCTCGCTGCGGCTGAGGAAAAGATCAGCACGCTGGAACAGCAGTACTCGTTTGCCTCAGTGCAAAGCGTGAAAATCATCACCGGGCAGCGCGACCATCTTCTCAGGGAGAACCAGCGCCTGCTGCTCGAGCTTAGCGTTTACAAGCAGCCATTAGCCTAACTCGTCGGCATAGGCCGCAACTGCCTCCTCAGTCAGCTCACGCCACTCACCTTCGTTGATCAGCCCCTGTTGCTTGAGGTCGTCAGCCAGGGCCAGTCGCGTTTCGTAGCGTTCTTCCGGTGTGGCCGATATGAAGGTTGGATCGTTACGCAGCGCAAACCACGTCTCCATTGCGTTCACCTGATCAATGTTGATCGCCATGACGAATACCTCGGGCCAGTGTCTACAGTGTAGAGATTGGCCGGGGATCGGCTGTTCATCGGGGCCGACGAGCGGAGATGCTTATGTGCGGGAGACTTTCGCAGTACCGGGGGATCCACGACTTCGTTGCAGCGTTGAGCATGCCCAATGCTCTGGCGAACTCACTGGGCGATCAGCCGATTGAGCGGTACAACGTCGCACCGACAACCTCGGTTGCGCTGCTGCACCTGCAGGGCGACCTACTCCACGCCGATCCGGTGCGCTGGGGCTGGCGGCCGCACTGGGCAAAAGACCGGGCAGCGCCGATAAATGCCCGAGTGGAGAAGGTAGCCCACGGCCCGTTCTTCCGGGCGATCTGGCCGCACCGGGCGATCACGCCTATCGACAACTGGTTTGAGTGGGTGGATGAGGGCGGGCCCAAGAAGCAGCCATACCTCATCCGCCGGCGGGATGGTGCACCAATATACTGCGCTGCCATTGGCCAACTGCCGGACGCTGATGAAGGACCGGGCGAGCATGACGGCTTCGTCATCATCACCGCGGACAGCGCCGGGGGAATGGTGGACATCCACGACCGGAGGCCCGTGGTGCTGACGCCCGACCTGGCCCGGGAATGGTTGGACCCGGCCACGCTCAAGGAGCGCGCCGAGCAAATGGTTCTGCACCAGGGCGAGCCGTCCGACGTGTTCGAATGGTTCAAGGTCAGCATGGCCGTGGGTAACGTGCGGAATAAGGGACCAGAATTGATACGACCTTTAGGTTAATTGTCGTAGAAATACCACATGACAGACGCCACTGTGACGACCCATCCAAGGGTGAGCAGTATTGACAGCCCCGCAAGCCGCTTATCCATGGTGCCCTTCAGTTACCAAAATGATCGAAGTTAGAGCGCACCCGGCAATATTAGCTCAACGCACTCATCGTGCAATTGCGCGGACATAGGCCTGGCAAGCACGCAAAGCGATTATGGCGTTATCCCCGTCATCGGTGATGCGGATAATTCTTTGAGAATGCGCTGGGTCAAGTTGGGCTCGACGGGCTGCATGAACCACGCCGGCGGTGCCGGGGGTGGTAGGCACGTTGCAGCCACTGGCTGAATCCTCGGCAAGGAGGACTGACAGCCGGACATCAGCAGTAGCAAGCTGGTCACGCAGGCGAGCCTGGTTGCGCTGGGCATCGGATAATTCCTTTGTATGTTGTTGGTCCTGGCCAGCGAGCTGCTGCTCCAGACCCAGGCGCTTGCCCTGCTCGGCGCGGGCTTGGGCGGTGGCGGCATTACTGATCGCGGCAAGGTCATCCCCGTGCAGGACGGCCTGCTGGGCGAGCTTATTGCCCATCCGCCAGTCTTGAACCTGCCAGGTAACGCCCGCGGCACTGGCCATCAGCACCAGGATCAGCACCACCAGGCCGGCCAGCTTCTGTACCGACGTCATGCCAGCGCCCGCCGCACGCCTTCTGCCAACACCGCATCAGGGTAGGCATATCCGGCGTTCTCGTGATGGATGATGGCTTTGACGAAGCCAGCCATTACCACCGGGTTGACCAGGTCAATCTCGGCGCCAGGCCGGGTGCCGGTGTTCGCTTCGACCGCGCGCACGTACGCCGCAGTGTCGTTCTCTACCGAAGGCGCCCACCGGCTGATGATCGCCTTCACAGTTTTCAGGCCATGTTTGCGCTGATAAGTCAGCAGGAGCTTGCCCAGGGCGCGGATACCATTCTCCGGCGTGTCGAACCTTGCGAAGCGCTTCTCTAAAGCAGGGTCTGCCTTCAGCTGGCCCTGCCACTGGTTGGCCGGGTTGTAATCGATGTTGCCGGGGTTGTTGTTGCGTACCCCGCGAGTTTCGGTGATCGACATGCTTTTCTCCAGGCGTAAAAAAGCCCGCTCAATTGGCGGGCTGCTATTCTTCGGTCGATCTGAGTGGCGGCGGCGTATCGACCTTGGGCATTTCAAGCCGCACATCGATCCAGCTATTCAGCGGGACATCCATTGGCGCGCCACGGCCCGGCACCATCTCTCCGTCATCGGTGAGCGTCCAGCGCTGTTTGAATAGGCGAATGATGACAGTGCCATCCTCTTCCTGATGACTGTCGGTGATACCAAGCATCCGGCCGCCGTCTGGTGAGCTTGGGTCGTGGGTCCGCCAGCCCTCCAGCGCCAAGCCAAGACTTCCCGTCACCCGATACTCGCCAACGCCGAGGCGCTCAACAATAACGCCGCGTGCTTCATCGTTGGCCACACCCCATTCGCCGGCGGGGAGAAACGATTCCTCTTGGAGGTCGCGGCGCTCGCTGGCGGACACGTTAGCGATTCTCAGGATCGGCGATGCCGCCGAAAGCGCGCCGCCTGAGCCGCGTGTGGTGTTGCCAGTGTGATACACACTGCATGTCGGGCCAAATGTTCCGGCTGCTCCCGTGACAGTTCTGAATGCGAGCTGACTGGTGCCCATAGGGATAAAAATTTGCGCCTCGTAGCCGGTGTTGTATGGAAGGCGTAACAGTGTTGAGTAGCTCAGCCCAGACGAAGATCCGTTATTCAAAAACTTGTAGAAAGCGCCTTGTTGCCCGGGCTCGCCAGGTCTGTCCATTTGATAGGCGTCCGGTGCGACATTGGAGAACATCCCACTGAGAACGCCCGCCGGGATAAGCTCTCCATCTTGCAGCCCAAAGCTTTTAGTTGAGGCAGCGCCTAGCCCTAAGCCTTGCCGGGCAGTCAGCTGCGTAGTCCCACCCGTGCCGCCTTTTGCAACGGGCAGCGCCGCAGGCAGCTGTCCGTTAGCCGGAGCTCCAAGGGCAGTATAAAGCTCGCTCGAGTTGTCGTTATTTTTCTGGCTGGCAGTACGGAACGTATCGCCGCCCTGGCCTGTAGGCGCCGTACCAAGATTAATGCCTTGTCTTGCCATTGAATTAAACCCCTATACGAAATGAAAATTAAACAGCCAGCTTCCCAAATACCGCAGAGAGCGAAAAGTATGTTGGATTCGTCACGGTAGTAACGCTAAATCTGATAAGCCCGGCCGGGAAGTCATATCGCAGACCCGTTCCTCTAGATTCATTGTTTCCCGCCATCATGGGCATCCTTGCATTATTGATCATCAAGTAATCACCTAGGGCGTAGTTAAGAGGAACCGAATACCAATTTGTTATTAGCCCTTGTCCGCTCTGCTCCGCGTGCGTAAATGTCCAGTTTTGCGCGACCCTTGTGAATACTGCCGCCTGAACAGCAGAGTCAAATATCTGTTTTCCATCCGCACCCCACATTCTTAGGCCATATGTGGACAAAGGCTTGGATGAAAACGCAGCTACGAATATGTTTCCAGAGTGAACCTGCCCAGAGGTAACTGTGGCGCCGGTCCACGCCCCCGCCGATCCTTCAAGAAGAACGCCAAGCTGAATCAGCGAGCCATTATTTGGCGGCCTGATAAAAACAAGGGGCGGCTCCTGCGTGTCAACCACATTCTGAAAGACGACGGACGCGCCAGAGTTATAGGTGCCCTTATGAAAGACACACAACCTCGCATATTCAGAGTCTAGGGATATAGCGCCAGAATCATTCACCACTTGCAGTCCGTAACTCAT